CACTTGTGTGTTTTACTACCGTCGAGAGTACCAGTAAAACCAAATCTATATTTTGCATTATGAAGTTTAGTCATAATGCCTGTAAGGGATTTGGATTTAAAAAGGTGTGCTTCGTCTCCAATCACACAATCAATATCGTCAAAATATCTCTTAGGAAACTTATAGATAGATTGCCATGTTGAAATTATGACTGACTTCTCGGTACTTTTATCTTTACCACTGTAGATCTTATGAACGAATTCATCCGCCGCCCATCCATACTCTTTGAAGTCATTCACCATTTGCTCTACCAAAGAAGTAGTAGGCACGATGATGAGCGTTTTCTTGTTGGTGGCGCAATAGTATCTGACGAGGGAATAGATCATCAAACTCTTACCGCTGCCCGTAGGGGAAAGAAGTAATTTACGATTGTGTTTAAGTGCCTCGTAGACTGCCTCGTATTGATATTGGCGAGGTTCAACATGACTGATCTTATCCATAAAGATTTTAACTCCCTCTAAGGAGACAAATCCATTGGTATCACTAGCATCACCATACCAATCATTCTTTTCATACGCTACAGTATACGCTCTTTCTCCTGCCCACTCAAATAAATGGTCTAGTAAACCTCCATACAACTCACCATTCGCAGGAGAATATAAGCGAATCATTCCGTCCCAGTATTTGTATCTGGGATTTCTTTTTAGAAACTTTGCTTCTGGTACTTCAAATGAAAAGTAATCAGACAACTCATGATGAATATGAGCTGCTCCAGCAACAGTGACGTATACCTCATTCTTTTTTTTAATTACGATGTCGGTCATTAGTCACTACCGTTTATGAATTTCTCCCATTGAATAGCAGAGTTAATCTGAAATCCACGACTGGAGATTTGTTTCATTACTTGATCTAAGAAATAAAGCATCTGATTAATATAAGTAATCTTTGCTTCCATGTTAATAATATCTTCATCAGACTCGAGATAAACTCTCATTTTTTCTGATGTTTTGATGCTGGTACCAAATGGTTTCTCTGCATAAGTCTTGGCGTCAGCTTCTCCACCGTAATATTCTCTTTTCTTTCTCACCAATTGTCTCGATTGAAACTCTAGTGATGTCTTTATTTCTGTTAGATCAGTGTAATGGTTTAAATATTTATTGTGTTGGAAAGGAATTTCAAGAGCTAACTGACCAAGATCTGTGGTGTATTGTTTGTTCTTGAATTGAAAATCTACTTCAGAGTCTTCTGCCCAATCAGCACGGATTTTATCAAAGCGATTACGAAGTGAATCAAAGTTCATTAAGGTTTTTATCAGTTATCATATAGTTGTGATACTTGAATACAACGTTTGCTGTAAAGTATTCTTGATCAGTCAAGGTAGCATCAAAGGGAATTGAAGTAAGTGAGATAGGAAATAGACTCCTAAACACTGCTGCTATTTTAACCTGATAGTTTGATGTAGTAATTAGTAACCTACCATCACTATACTCAGGTTCTGATGGTACAACAGTGGTATCAGCACCATCATTACCATTCCTTCTAATCCATTTCTGAATAGAATTGTAGTTTTTTAAATCCTCATCAATAATAAACTGCACATTAAAATCACCAAAGGTTACTCCTCCACCAGGAATGATGGGTACGGAACGAAACCTTGTAGGGACTTCTGTTACAGGCATTGCTATCTCTGGAACATTTGCTTGATTACAGAAAAAATCTACACCATCAAACAACTCGAGTTCTAATTTAAACCCGAGTGGAGATAGGTAGTTTCTATTATTAAGTTGTGATTTGTACCAGTCGGCAGACATGTCAACTTACCAAGCTATAACTATTTAGTCTTGTTTTTTTCGTCTAGTTTTTTTAAAAATTCTTCATCAGGAGTAAAGATGATAGGACCTTGCGCTATCACCTCTTGCAATTCTGCTAATATTTCTTTGTCTTCATCATTCATTTGTTTCTAAGAATGTTAGTTACCAACCTATCTGCGCAAGAGTATATTCTATCATTGTTAGAACCATTACCAAACTCCTTGAACAAGATTGATAATACTTCTGTCCTTATACTCATAAGTTCATCACTGTAATTAGAATCGAATGTTGAGTTCATTAGGTTTTCTTGGGTTCGTGTTCTTTTACCTTTGACCATACCATGTTGTAGTATTGACCTGAGGTATTTTTCGCTTTTTGCATTTGCTCTAGTATAGAGGACCAAATCAAATATTGCATGTTGCTTTTCATATTATAACAGATAATGAACTATAATGTATATATGTAGACAAAAAAAAGGGGTCCAGTTAGGACCCCATAACATTGTACATGTAAAGATTTACATTAGGTTTGTAACCTGTGTACGTCTGTAGTACATGTTAGCGTTAGCAGATAGAGTTTCTCCATCAGGAGTTCCACTGTATACACCGTTAGTTGTAACGAATGGGTTTGATACCATACCGTAACGTGTTTTGAAACCAATCTTAGGTTGGAATGTGCTTGGGTCTATTGAACGAACCATTTGTAAAGGAACGTATGGGCAATAGAACAGTCCAGCGTCATAAGGAGAAGTACCCTTGTAACCTACGACATAGAAGTGCTTGTCGCTTAGGTTAGCAGCATATGGGTCAACGTAAACCTTGATGCGTCCGTTGATTGTACCAACTAGAAGATTTCCAGTATCATCAACTTCACCGATGGAAGGTCCACCAGCACCAGTTAAACCAGAACTATAGTCAAGTACACCAGCCATTGCTAGAGCACTAGCAACGTCAGCAGAACACATTAAGAAGTTACCCTTTCCTCTACGAGTCTCTTGAGCGATTGCGTTTGCATCTCTTTCAATCTGGAAAAGTAGTCCTTTGAATTTCTCAACTGACCATCTACCATTTGAGTCAACGTCTAGGTCAAATACACCAGAAGTAGCAACGTTATTTGCTGCACCTTTCTTAGCAACTTGATAAACAGTTCTAACAACTTCTCTGTTGATCTCAGCAAGAACTTCAGAAGATAGGATGTTAGCAAGTTCCTGCTCTGCATCCAATCCATGAATTGCTTTCAAGTCTTGAGCAAGTTCTAAGGTGTATTCTGCTTTCAAAGCTCTGGACTTAGCAGTCACAGAAGTCTTCTCAATGCTGAATGACATTTCGCGGAACAATCTACTTGCTTCGCCCATTTTTTCAAGGTCTTCACGAGCCATACCCTGTGCCTTTTCATAGGTTCCAGGAGAAGCATCGTTAAGTAGTGCAGGGTTGTTACCCTCAGAATCACCACCAACACCAGCACCTGTTCTAGGTGTGTATGCACCAGCAGATGCATCGTGTGCAGCAGAGAATCCTGTATCTGGTTCGTTGAAGAGTGCCTCTTCTCCGCCCTGATTCTCGTATCTAGATCTCATTGCAAAGATCAATCCAGTAGGTCCAGACATAGGTTGAACACCACAGATATCATATGCAACTAGGTTAGGCATTGAACGTCTAATTAGACTGATCAACACTGGGTCGAAACCAGCAAGTCCAGCTGTATTAGCGTTACCGAGTGCAGATCCTGCAGGAGACACTGTAGATGCCCCTAGAGAGTTAACTGCTACCTCGTTAATCATTCCACGCTCTTCGCGTAGAAATCTTTCTTGGTTTTCTAACAGTACAGCAGTAACACTTTTTCTATAATTGTCTTTGATGGCAGAAGTGCCTTCATGACCTAGAACAGGTGCCCACTTTTCCGTTAGTTGTTTAGCATTAAACATTTGTTTAAGTCCTCTTTTGGAAAATTAGTATGTTTCTATTATTCAGACCAGCGAGCCATAGCATTGATGTATGCCGCCATTGCTGGGGATACTGCTGCGTCTTCGACTGGAGTTTCTTCATTCTCTTCTCTCACGACTGGTGCGTTGGGGAAGTAGCTCTCTTTAAGTGCTTTAACTTTCTTTGTGTATTCCTCTTCGGATACAAAGTCAACACCCTCAGCGAGAGTAGCGAGTTTATCTTTCTGAGTATCTACTAGACCTTCGCTAATATTATTAACGATGACTTTCTTAGCAGACTCATTAAGACGGGTTTGAAGTTTCACATTGGACTTGACCTGTTCGTCGAGTCTTTCTTCCATTTCACGAATTGTATCAGCCATACCTTCTACCGCATCGACTTTATCATCGGGGATAGAAATGTAGTGCTCTTCAAAGAGATTTTTTAGACCTGCGATAAAGTCTTCAGTAATCTCATTCCTGATTCCACGGTCAACTGCAACCTGATTAGATTCCATCCATTGACCGATGGCGTAGTTCACAGTACCATTAACTTCCTCTGAAAGCTCTGCTTTAGCA